ACACGTTTTCGGTCCGATGAGGTTCCGTTTCGCAGGGTAAAGGTGTTCAGGCGTGGCCAGCGAAGTCTTGCACTTACCTCATTGGGCCGATTTCATTGAGCGCGTGACAAGTACCGATGGTGCGCTCGGCGGGAAATTTGTCTGACGTCTCGGAAAGACGGGAATTTCGAACCCTAAAGAATTCAACAAGATAACCACTTAAAGGGTATAAAATTCTGATTTTTCTGACTAACAATCCCGATCAGGTACACCCCTAATCTGGTTATTAAGATCGAACCAAAATCGAAAGATTCTAATAATGGAACCAAACACACTGCTGCTTTTCATGGTCCTGACTTATAGCGCGGCAGCGCCGACATCCGAAGCGACCTATCAGGCACAGCGGGCCTATTTCACACAAAGCGGAATCGAGAGGAATCTTCAGGAATGGGAAAGAAGAAACATATCACCCGAAGTCAGAACGAGAGTAGGAAACCTCGCTCTAGTCTCGAAGACTCTGATCGACCGGCGGATTCTGGTAACTTGGACCTTCCCTTGAGTTACTACTACGATTACGACGACCCACCCGACTACTCCGAATCGGAAGATGATTTGATTTACAGAGAAGACGACACGATCAATATGCGGGCGACAAAGTGGGACTAGCCCGACTTTCGGTTCATCAATTTCTCCGTGTCTTCCAAAGTCTGGTCTGTGTGAATGAATCCGACGTAGTATCTTTCACAAACTGAAACCGTGTTCCCTAGTTGTCGGGCGATCATTTGAATCGGAAGTCCCGCCTCTAAACATCGAACGGCGAACGAATGTCTCAAGTCGTGGAAACAAATCCACAGATCGGGATTTTTAGGGAAGGCCTTTCGACAAGCGTCTTTCAAGATACGAGAGGCCCGAAGTCTGACCTCGTGCGGAATTTCGGACTTCAACTGTATCCAACTATCGAACAATTGTACGGCCTCGGAATACACCGCAACCACGCGGGTCTTGTGCCACTTCGGTTCGTCGATCTCTTCAAGAGTGTCCACTTGTCTCATTACCCTGATCGCATTTTTATTTTTGATTAGGTCCTGTCTCTCAAGGCCAATCAACTCCCCTGCCCTCATACCCGTGTGAAAAGCCATCTGTGCGAACACACTAAAAGCCTCGCGGTTGATTTCTCGTTGGTCGAGTTCCGCGATTGCGCCCACCACTTTAGAAAATTGGTCCACACTCAGATACTTGATCCGAACCGGCTTCATTCGGTTCTTCTCGATCTTGATTCCTTCCCGACCAATAAACTTCAATAAACAGTTCAAATACATTGCCAGTTGGCGTTGCCTACGGTCCCCGTTGGGGTACGCCTCGTCTAACGCGCTCTGAAGGGTCTCCATTGAGTCCGTTCTCAAGCTAGCCTCACCTATAGCCCGAACCGCTCTGTCAACGTAGTGACGGGCTGAGAGCTTCGATGACGACTTCGACTTCCGTTTTTTGATAACGGCGTTGAAATAGTCGTCCGCGATTCGTTGATTGTCCTTGTACGCGACCGGAGGGCGGAACTTCACCCCGTCTAATCGGTAAAGCTGTTCGATTAGCATTTGAGTGTTGAGTCGGGCCTCGGGTAACGAAAGAGNTCCATTTTTGAGTGATAGGTTCAGACCATCGAGGGCTTCGACAATGGACCGAAAATCGGCACTTGTTTTGTAATTTGGGTGGTTGTGATCGACCGCTACGAGCGTGCGGTCGGCGTTCAATTGCTTGATCCGGAACGATTTAAAGCGCCCTGTGGGGGCAAACATCCGGTAGCTGTGGGTGACGTTGGTGGGCTTGTGGACGACTCGCATGGGACCTCTCCCTTGCAAACCGTGTCGGTCTTAATTGATTCTACCTGTAGTTCTGTAGATAGTTCGCTAACTACAGTCTCAAAATGAGCTAACTACAAAAAACTTCACAATTCTCTAAACGATTGAATTCGTTCGGGAAATTGGAGGTGGTAGAGGGATTCGCACCCCCGTACGCGGATTTGCAGTCCGTAGACTATCTATTCGCGATATAATGAGTCAAGAGGTGCGATATGAATTTAGGAATCGTGGTTGTTTTGATGAGGGCCTATGTTGCCCCGTGGGTCGAAGAACTAGACCTGTATGAAACTTCAGAAGAGAAACTTGAGGCAGTTCGAAATACGGCTTCAGATGAAGGGAACGAAGAAATCGTTCAGATGTGTGATTGGGTTGAGTCGGTCGGTATGACCAAAACTCTTTTTCCGGAGGCAAAATGAAAACGCTTTTGATAGGTTTATCGACACTTTTACTTGTCGGATGCGGACAAATAGAGAACGATCCAAACTTCAGCAAGACTTATTGTTGGACTTGGCAAATATCGAGCACTACAACGTCCCTAAACGGCGGAACGCTAACAGATTGTTCCTTCTATGAATCCGGAGGTTATCGCGAGACCATACAGATTGAGAAACCCGATACTTCAGTCATTTCGATTTCACGGTCCGACTTTTCAGGACCCGAAGACGGTACTGTAACGGGTATTATGATTGAGGGCTCTCCCTACTACGCAACATTCGTAGAGTCGCAGAAAACCCTCATTCTCAAGAAACAGTTCAACTAGATGGTGATAATGAAATTCACAGCCAAGGAAGGTTGCATATTGTTGTGGGCCGTCCCGGAACCAACAGAACTGGTCACTACTGAACCAGCCGAGTTGCCTGGACCCACAACCGTTTGCGAAACGTTGTTAGTAGGTCCAGCGCCTGTATCTATTGGGACATTGTGAGTGTGTGGAGGTAATTCACCGCTCGCTAATGCGTGTTTTTCTGCACCCAAAGATTGACCGAGCGTTCTAGTAACCGAACCCGAAACAGAATCTGTGTAAGTGCCAACCCCTATCGGTGCTCGTCCGTTGAAATTGGGCACATTGAAAGTTGTCGATCCGTCACCGGCACCGTAAGTGGTACCTATGATTCCAAACAGATTAGCGTAAGTCGTCCGAGAAACAGCTTGTCCGTTGGCGAATAATCCGAAACCCGGCTCTGCGGAACCCGCATAAGGGAGTATAATCGCCGGAGGAAAAACTCCGATGGATGTAGATGCGTCCATGTTTACCTCTATGTTTTGTTGAAGTCTATTCGAACCGTGAGGCCCTTAGTTTTGATCGCTTGCGAACTAGTGATGTCCAAACGAATCAAGTCTCCGGCCTGAAGGTCGACGTTGGAAGCGTCAAGTACCGCGTTCGTTGAAATAGCGTCATTACCGGCACTGTGCGCGACGGTCGGCTTGGTAGTGAGGACACTTGTCCATGATCCAGCCCCGCGCTTGTATTTCACGTCGATCTCTGTGGTTCCAGATGCACCGGCGACGTCCACCAGCAACCGAACCCCAGTTATCGTCAAATTGAAGTTACAAGTAGTTCGAACTACGTTCTCGTTGACGTTGGTCGTGTGGTAGTAACCGTTTACGCGTAGAATAATCGGCGGGTAGACTGTCGCAGCCCCAGTCTCAACCGCCAAAATTCTACTCTCGTGGTCGTCGAAATTTTCTTTGATTTTTGTCTGTGTGTCGGCGCGAACGGGCTTGCCCGATTCGATTTCGCCAGAATTGATCGCTGTGTAACTCATTTTTCCTTCTTACCAAATCAAATTGGTCCCTGATGTTTCCGGGTCGTTGTCGATCAAACCATACTCGTCAGTAATAAATCCGCCGTAAATCTTATCGTCGGCGTCCGCAGAACTAAACGAATCCGACTGTTCGTTGATTACAGCAACGCGATTAAAGCTGTTACTTAGGTCAGTCGCTTCAATTTCAACTTCCGATCCCGACTTTTTTACGCTCTCGACAAACATCAAACGCCGGTTGTCGTTTCCGCCAAATCTTTCGAACAGCTTGCGATGTTCGACCTCAACAATGTCGCCGATCTCAACATCAATACCTTGTAGCTTGGTTGTGAATTTCACCCGACCAAAAGTATTCTCCAGCAAGTATGCCCATCTGTTGGCGTGAATAAGCGCATCTTTAGATTGAACCAAGAACGTCTCAAATGTTTGTTCTCGACTTGTCTTCAAGATGTAGTTACTGATCTCACTTGTTTTTTGGTGCGTTCGAATCGAATCCGTCTTAGTCAGGTAGTCGTATTCTCTAGGTTGATAGGTGACTATGGCCGTTTTGATCATGTTTTCCGATGTTGAAACAAAAGAAAGAGACAAGATGTCAGGCTCCGAAAATCTTCTTGTAGTCAGCGGTTTTGACGGCTGAAGTACCTCAAGTGCAAATCGGAAATCTCCGTTTTGAACCAGAGAACTAAAAGAAGATCGGTTCAGAAGATTGATAACTTCGCGATACGTCGGAACTCTTGTCTCGTTGAACTTTCGCGGAAGCGCCAACCCTATGTGTTGGTAGGCGATTTCTTCGGCAGCGGCGAAAGATTCCTCATCTACTAAATCACCCAGACCTGCATCTATCAACATGGCTTTGACCGCAGAGGGAACAGTTTTGATAAGCGTCCCGCCAGAAGTTCCGTCTGTGGTTTTTCCTAATGAATCTAAAGTAATCACGTCATCGGAAGGATTAAAGATCAAAGGTTTATATCTGCCCGTAGCCGTGGAGCTAAAGGTCGCGGCTGATCTTAGTTTCAGCGCGGTGTCGCTTTCCACAGAAGACACCTCAAAGAAGTCAACTTGGCCAACTACACCAACCATGTAGCCGGGTTGTATTGTTCCCTTGAAGTTGGAACCAGAAACGTCCCTCGATCCGTTACTAAAAGTCATGCTGGTCGAAAGTTGTTTGATCGGACCGGCGTTAGCTTCGGCTGTTTCTCTCAAAGTCATCGTTGCTGTATCCGCATCGAATGTATAGTCCCTGTAGTAAATCAAAGGGATCTCATTGATACGAACATTCTGAATCGCCGGTCGCCTGACCGAAGTACCAATCGAAGGAATCGTCGGGAGAGATGTGGTCAAACGTACTTGTTTGGACCCAATAACCTCATCAACGAAAACAATTTCACCGCTTCCTAAGTTTCCAACATAAAGCAAATCACCAACTTCTATGTCTTCAACAGAGTCTAAAACCAACTGAGTGATGGTCGATCCCGCTTCAATTGTTGCTATTGGTTCTCGGAGTGTATGACCCGCCACTTTCCAAACGCGATTCATCCATCTCTTAGGTTTGTCTGGGATAACCGTAACGCTCGCGCCGGACAGTCCGCCGGTATCGTCAAAATTGTTAGTCAATGTGGCGGAAGTATCGCTAACAACGGTGGCAACCGTATATCTAACTCCGTCAAGGATTAAGATGTCGTCTGGGGACAATTCGCTCAGGAATTGAGTGCCCGATCCAGTGATGGTTGCGCTGGCGTATGTCGCCGAAACCGTCCCAGTAATCGGATACCCGTCCAAGACTTGATCCAAGTTTACAGGCCGAATTCCCTTCACGTTCCCAAGAATCAATCGCTGTCTTGCGTTCTCTAGATCGGTCCCCGTGCGCTGACCGAGGTCCCCGATTGTGCCGAGAGAAATCGGTGCGCGAATCTCAGCGAACTGATCCTTAAGTTGAAACCCAACTTGCGAGGGGGAATAGCTTCGTTTTTCCACCTTCCCCTTGAAAAGAAGTTTGGCTTCCGATGGTTCAAGGTCGCGATGATAGGAATAAATCAAACACTCCTGATTCTCGAAGAACCACTTGTCATAATTAGCGGGCCAGAAATCTTGGTCGTTGACGAAAGTCACCGATCCCGACCCTTCGACTGCTTCTGATGTCTGTTCCACCACGTCGATGGAAACACCGAATTGTGAAGAACTCAGAAGTAAAGGTAGAAAGGGAACCTCTTCGGCATCGTCCAAATCGTGAGGTAAAACCACAGGGACGTTCGAGAAACACAACTTCTGACGAAGAACGATGAATCTACCGTTGGGATTGTCAGAGCCGGCGGTGTGAACGTAAAGGGTTTTTGTTGCGTGATCGTAAAAGAAATTTGAGGCGGACATCGCGCCTATCGACGCCGCCTCGGTGTAAGGTGTACCGCTGTCCTCGATGCCGTCAACGATGACGTCGAGGTTTTCCAATTTGTAGATCGAGCCCGAGTGAAGGCTCCAACCCATCAAACGCTTCGATGCTTTCAAAAGACAAAGCGTTATCTTTTCGCTGGACGTCTTGCTCTGAAAGTCGGAGTAGTTCATTTAAAATCCTATGGAAAGTGAGAATCCTACTTGTCGTCTAGAATCAAGCTGAACCCCAACATAGAGTTCACTGATAATTTGGCGCTCTAGACGAAGCGAGTAGGACTGTTCTTGAAATGAGGGAATTGTCGGGTTGTACCCGAAACCGACTCGCCAGTCGGGGCGATTGGTTGTAGTTTGTGAAGAACTGGATTCACGCACCGCCGAGGTGTCTGAATCAGTCTTGGTCTTGGTGTTTCGAGTTTGAAGGACTTCCTTGATCACCGTCCCGTCAGGAAGGGTGGTCTCGCGGATATTTCTTTCCACGGTTCTTTCGGAGTCCTTTTTTACTCGCTCTTGGTAGACCACCTTCTCGACCTCTTTGACTTCAACCTTCGTCGGTCCGGTGAATCTACCCACAGAGTAAGCGGTCGCCACAAGAACCGTAGCGACCATGATTTGTCTTTTATTTAGGGAATGAACCATCTTGTCCCTCCGGGCTTGTAGCTACCGAACGGAATGATTTGGAAGTGAACGCGTGGAGCCGAGGTATCCTCTTCGAGATACACGTTAGCCCGATCCATTACGTCTGGGTTTTCCTTGCACCATCGGTAAAGACTGCCGTCTGGATCATAAATGTCTACAGCGGCGGCCTGAAGATGCTTGGAACCCATTGGGATTCTCGGATTCTGAATCCCCTTTTTCTTTGCGATCTCAAGGTAGATTCTTTTGTGATCTTCCATTGAGCGCACGCCGCTAGTAACCCGCATTGGCTTTCCGTATGCCTTTCGGATAATATTCATCGAGGCGTGCAGTGTCTCTAGGTTCCGCGACATAATAGGAGTCAACGGAACCCGTTTCGGATTCAGTTCTTCAATTGTGATCATGTAGTTTCCGATTTACTTCGAACTTTTCGAGCCGAGCTTCTCTAGAATTTCTTTGAAGATGTCCCGTTCAAGAATAGTGGAAGCGTTTTCTAGAAGACTCTTCACTTCAACCATACCGATATAAAGGGCCGCCAATTTCACAATCGGAACAGCACCGTCTATAAGGTGGTTCTCAACTAAAAACCCAGTTATCAAAACGCCTTGGTAAACAAGCATTTTTACGATGCTGTGACCCATTCGTTTTGAAGAGATTTTTTCGCCGCGTTTCTTGGCCGCCCATATACCAAAGAAGGTGTCCATAAAAATCAAGACACCCACGGAGATGATTACCGGATGAATAGGAGTCAGCAAAACAATCAACGCGCCTAATAGTTTTCCAAATAGTTCCACAAATTTCATTTGATCCTTCATTCTAAACCCCGCCTAAGCGTTCAATCGTCCAACTTGTACTTGCTGCATCTATCACAAGTGTCGAACTTGAAACCTGTGCGAAAATCTCAACATACTGTCCAGCATTCAACGTCTTGATTATTGTCGCAGACGCTACGGGATAAACAGAGCCGTTGCTGTACCCCTGCCCTTTGCTACCGTTAACATTGACACCGTTAATGTAAATCCAAGAGGAGACTGGAACCGCCGTGTTCTGAGTAGCAAGGTTGATAGTGATTCGATACCTACCTGGCGCGGGCACAATCCATCTTGAGTTTGCTGTGTTGTAGCCTGCATGAGAATCTTCGGAAGCTGTCCAGCCAGTTACTTTGCCAATCGAAGTCGTGACAGAGTATGAAGGAGCCGTACCTTGGAACGCTACAACTTCTGCTGCCTGGATTTGCGAGGGGCCTTGGACAAGCTCAACGTCGAGCGATGAGTTTATGCCGCCAAAAACAGAAAGAGTGCTGACCGAGTTGTTGCCTACGCCAAACAAGAATAGTTCAACGTAATCACCTACTGCCAATTGACCAATCCAGTCAACAGACCCTCCTGTTGGGTTGCCTGCTGAAGCTGTAATCGGAGGACCGTTTTTAACAGCAGCACCGTTTACATATAAAACTGTGTAGTAAGTGTTAGCTAATACGTTTGTACCCGAGGTGTACACGCTGCCTGATAGACGGTACTTCCCTGGAACTTTAGCGACGTATCGACTGTTGACAGTGTCGAAGCCTCCGGCAGTGTCGTCGTTTGCTGTGTTGAACGTGACTTTAACTGCGCTATTATTTGGATTTACACCTGTTTGCGTTGCGGAGCGTGTTGCTCGACACGTAACAACCCTCGTATCCGCACTAGAGCTAACAACAGTGCTGGACGACCAGCCGACGATTGGGACTTGAGCGTAGAAAGAAATCGTCGTTACTAACACGCTGCCATTCAACTTTGTCAATCCTGCATTGGCTGAGCCTTGTTGACCAAACGTAAGGTACCCGACGGATTGTTCTGCCAAAATTTCCGGAGAAACGGCTGTGTTGCTAGAAAAGGTTGCGTGGCCGGCAATGCGTATTGCACCAAAAGCTGATGTAGTTACGTTATTGTTTACTCCTGCATAGCCGAGTGAGATTCTAGCTTCTGACGGAGAACCTGATGAAACAGTAAACACCCCCTTGACGTGCAGGGTGTCACCAATTCTACGAGATTCTACTGACACGCCGGTTGGCGTACCCAATGCTGTAAACGTAGGCGTATAGCTAACCCAGTCAGTAACCGGAGCGCCCATAGGCACAACTTGCGGACCTAGCGTGATGTTGTCGAACTTCAAGCTGTATGCACTTGCTGACGTGCTAGCTACGTGGAAGCAGAGGTTGTAATCGAGAACGCTTGAATACTCTGTTTGGAATGTGAGACGCGCTAATGATTCAACCCCTACGTTTTCAATGTTGAACGCTGAAGGTTGAATGACCTTAGGTGTACCGCTTGGGTCGTGGACAACATAAACAGCAACGTCACCCGTTGCGTAAGTGCCGCTCAAAACAGAGTAATCAAACGTGATTGAGGCCTGTTTGCCCTTATCAGCTACGTCGATAGTGAAAGGGAAGCTACCGCCTTTACCTTGTTGGTTTCCTGATTTCTTATCGAAAACCCAAGAAGCAGAACCACGTAACGGCGAAGATGTTGAACGAGAGAAATTTAGTTCAGTTGATGTGTTGACTGAACCGCCGGAACCATCAGTAGGGGATGAGCCAGAATCCGCGTAGAGTGAAGGTGCTGGAGAGGCTAACTCGGCGTCGCCGTTTTCGATGTAGTTGAGTCCACCACCAGAACCCGAGCCAACAGGAATCAATGTCGAACCGTTGTCGATGTAGGCTTTTGCTTCGTCTGTGGCGTAAACAATCGTCGCTTCTTTGCGTGTAAGAGAATCGAGATTTGATTTTGTATTCTTAGGAACTGTCAGACGTGACGAGTTAGAAGCTGTTCCGCCGTCGAAGTCTTTGTTTGAAATGATTTGAGCGTCAGAAGTACCAACTATGTCTCCAGCAACACCGTGCGCTGACGTTTCCGATTCGTGAGCGGCCAACTGACCATCGGCTTGAAGTTCAACCCAAACCGAACCGTCGTAAATGAAGGTCTTTGTCGTTCCGCCACCGGCGTCTGTTACTTTTGCGATGTCGCCTTCGTCAACGGTCAAAGCGTCGCGTTCGGTGATGTCCGCAACAACATAAACTTCAGTGATAGCAATCGCTGGAAGTTGAGTCGAAGGGACCTTCCCGCCAGAATCAAGCGTGGCGATACCGTTGTTCGCACCTTTTGAGGTATTGATGGCGTCGATGTCGCCTTGGAGTTCTTCGAACGCAGCTTGGGCGTCGGTAGATGAAAGATTGCCGTCCGGTGTGACTGAAACTTGCGTTGCGTCTACCGGAACAGAATCCGGAGCCACTGAGCTTTCAAAGCCATCGGCGAAGTCGAGTAAGCGAGCCACGTTTTAATTCCTTATCGCTCGGATCGAGACCAAATCTCCAAATCCAAAGGTTTTTCTAGTAGGTTGTCGATGCTGTATGTTTCAGGATAACGACGAAGGTCGAATCCCACACACCAGCCGATGAAAGCGGAATCACTGTAGGTGTATCCGCTCGATACGAGTTTGATTTTGTAGTTTGTGTTTTTGTCTAAGTAGGCTGAGATGTAGAACCGAACATTGCCGTGGAAATAGTCCTCCGAACCAATCGAAGAAATCTCCACCTCCTCACTTTCGGCAACCAACGAGTCAGCTTCGGTGAGAATTTGAATTTTCAAACTCCCCGCCGGAAATCCGTGTCGGTATAAATGAGGACGAACAGCTTCCACTATCGTGCGCCGATTTCGACGCACAATCTGGAACAAGCCGTCAGATTTCAATTCATGAACAACAAGTTTCACGACAATTCCTCTATTGAAATCCCATCGGTGTTTAAGACGTCATATGTGACGTGAGATAGTCCGAAGGAAGGACTAAACTTCCCGTAAACCAGAAAATGGTTCTTGTTGAATACCGAGCCGGTAGGGTCGAGCACCAACATAACAGGAGTCTCGATTCCGTTTCGATCAAACGCTGTCTCCAGTGTCTCGATGTCGGAATAGTCCATGTTTACGTAGCTGAATTCGATTCGTCGTTGCTTGGGATAGACGTCCACGTAGTCGTGCCCGAAGTCCGTTCGGGTGACTTTACTCCTGTCGATCAGTGTGCTTTTGAATCCGTTCTGCGCGCTGGGAATGTCTATTCCCTTCCCGAGCCACACTTTTCCAAGTTCCAAATAACCGTAAGGGTTTCCGGAATCGCTAATCACCACTCTCCAAAACCGATAGCTCTGATCTGTGGTGAAAAAGTGACTGGCGACCATGTATCGGTTGTCGACAGTCAGCGTTTGATCGACAGCCGGAGACGACCAGCTATTAGTCGCGTTCGCTTGAATCTTGACAGTGGCCGATCCGGATAAACGGATACCGTCTTCCTTCGGCCAATAAAGAACAATCGAGTCGATTTCTTCGGTGGTCGCCAAATCGAAAACAATGGCAAGGTCTGAGGTATTTGCGGACCGAGTTCTGACTGATCGCAAAGGATTCTTCAGATTTGAAACTGGAAATCGCGGGTTCTCGCTTGACGACGTGATGGTAGTCGCGGGAGATGCCGCAAAGTTTTCTACCATTAGTCTCATTCGAATCTCCGTCCACTTCTAAGTTCTGATCTCAAGGTGTCCACTACAGTTTTTCCGCCCACATTGACGACGATTGGTTGACTCTCGATTGCGCTGTAAATCGCACCCAACAAAGATTCCATTCGAGAACTATCCCCACCGCCCGACTTGATCTGATTGAACAAGTTGGCCTGTTGTTGACGGTTCAAAATCATCTCGCCGGAGTTGACGTTCGCCTGTACTCGGTCGCCGGTGTAGCTGTTACCGGGAACGATACCGCCCGTCGCGAACGAAGGATTGGTACTCGCGATGTTCGCAATCTGCACCGCACCCGCAGCGGCCACTAGCGCAGCCAATGGAGGTCCGAGAATAGGCCCAAGCGCCCACGCTTTACTGACGCCCTCGAAGGTGTTGATGGTCGCGTTGGCAATTGCGGCGGCTTTCCCGAGCGCAAATAGCTCCCGAGAGTTACTTTGAGTCAGCGTCGAAATCGTCGAGAGAGTCGACTTGGTGTCGGCCATACGACGTTTTTCGAGGGTCTCCAGTTGGTCGTTGATCTTCTTTCGATTCAAGACCTCTTCGTTTTGACGCTTGAGTGTATCGGCGGCGAATTTGTTCGCCAGTGCGTCTCGGCGAGCAAAGTAGTCT